CATCATCTGTTAGATTCGGATATACCGATTTTAGAGTTTCAAAACTAGTTAGTTCGTCGTCTACTAGTTTGTTTTCTTCGGACATTACAGCAGATTCCGGATGTTGTATCTTTAATCGTACTGCGCGACCGGGTACACAGTATATCGATTCCATTTCATCTAAATCAGATCCTGGGTCTGGTATCGTGATTGATACTGTTGCTTTATTGATAAAACCGCGGGACTGATCGTTAATTGAAATGGAAACATTAGTTAAATATGGTCTTGTTCTGTGAACCGGTCTAGATAAAAATCCTGTTGGGCCGTTGGGCATAAAAGAGTCGCCTAAAACGGTTTCTCCACCTAATATGCTAGCCGGTATCGGAGTACTGTCTTTAGTTATGTTTGCAGATTCATATGCTACCAATTCAGCATTAGCAACTTGTTCGAGCATGAACCGCAAGTCTTTAGTTGTTCTAGATTTAGAACCAGCTTCTGCTCGTTTTATTATTTCTGTCTGTAAACTTTTGTTTACCTGCGAATAATATATATCACTCATCGTTTAATATTTAATTGTTCAATAACATCGTTAAAATTTCGTTTTGAAGGAATTCGTAACGTGGTACCTGGTTTTACTAATAAACTTCCTTTGGCTAAACCGTTTGCAGCTGCGATTACTGGCCAAGCAGTTGAATCATCATAAAACTGATATGCCAATGTGTCTAATCGTTCTGTAGTTGTTATTTGTATGTATACATCTTGTGCTGTTGTAGGCATTGATGGAAATATTGTTGTCGACAATTTTCGCTTTCTGGAATTGCTTTGTTTTTCTATTTTTGATGTTAAATATCGATTCATATATACTTCCTAATATTATGCACTAGCCAATCTATAAATTATTGAGGCTTGTTTAATGGATCATTTTCTTGAACTTGATTTAAATTATTTATCTCTGGATTTGGATCAGGCGGTCCGGCCGTTCCTTGAGTTTTGACACCTTCTCCTTTTAATTGCCGCTGTAATTGTTTGTCATTAAATACTTGTTCTCCAGTACTAAAATCACTCAACCAATTATCACTTCCTTGTTTTGGTTTACCAGAGTCAGATTCAAATTGTTTAGCTAAACTATACATTATTCCATTTTTCTGTGGAAGTGTATTTGTAACTAGTGTCATTGAAAGTGTTACACTGATTTTTTGTGGAGCTTGCATCATGGTCGAATCTTGTTCAATATTTATTTCCCATGGAGTATCTGAATCGGTTAAAGTGTATTGTAATGTTGATATAAATCCGGGTTGCTGCACAAAAATATCGCCTATAGTTACTCGCATCCACGGACCTTTTATTGCAATGTTTGATTCTGAATAATCCGGTGCTGTGTATGATGCAAGTGCATTTAGTTTTCTCCATATTGGTTTCATTTCATCTCGGGAAGTTGCATAAATATCAAATGCTACATTAATATCGCGAGAATATGAGTTATATGTGTAATTTGCATCTGCACGACCGAGCATTGCTTTCCCAGTCCAATTTGGGTTATGAGAATCTGTTAAACTAGTAAGGGAAGCACGGAATACAATGATATCATCCTCCTTTTCCTTGCTGCCTGGATTTAATTTAGGTCCAGTAAAATAAAATTTTATAAAATCTGTTGTTTGATCTAAATCATTTAATACGTCTAGATTTAAACCAAACGGCAATGTAGATGGTTTCCATTGATATGCATTTTTCAGCTTTCGTTTACTATACTCAACGACGTTGATTTTGTCTCCACGGAATTCAGTTGCAAGTTCTACAGGATTTCTGGTAGTTCTCCATTTTCCCGGTGTACCTTGTTTCCATTCTGTAGCTACGTGAGATCTTGTGGTAAAGTCTAAACGATTAAGCATGGATCCTTCACCATGATTACCCCAACCATACAATGTTTCCAGATTGAATAGCTGATATGCTCCTCCAGGCAATGCACTTGCTGCAGCATAAGCTCCAGCAACAATGGCACCTTTAATATTTCCACTGAGTAATGATCTTGCTGCAGCCGCAGCTCCATCTAATCGGATTCTACCAATACCCGTTCCTTGTATGCTTCTGAAATCTCGATATTTAGCAGATGGGACTGTTGATGCATATTTACTAATCGAATCGAATGATGCCAAAGTGTATTGTTGTTTTTCGTTGACAACTCCTCCAAATACACTGCCAATTAAATTGTTAGTTATGTTGTCAGTGATTGGATTTCCTAGCATCGAAGCAGCCCCTACAGCCAATGATTTTCCTAGATTAGCTAATCTGGTAGAGCCTGGGTTCTGTATGTTGGTATTGAGTTTAACAGTATCAGATCGATAACCATAACTAAATTTAGCTCCGCCATCTAAAGCATCGTTTAAAAAACTGGTAGTTGCGTCAGTGTTCCCGGTTGGATCAAATGTCGGTAATAGATTTATATCAGTATTTATCGTGTTGCTATATGATGTTCCTGATGTAGTTGGTTTTATTGGCATATCCGATCCTTATCTTGAAGATGAATTCATTTTATCTGCATCTCTCATTTCAATCTTACGTATTAAGTCATCTAAACCAACACCTTCAATTATCACTTGTAGGTTAGGCATCGACGATACTGCTGAGGTATTTGTATTTGTATTTGGCGCTGCTATATTAGGACTTGCCATGATGGCATCTTGTGGAGGCAATTGGAATGCCCCAAATGCACCTGCTACGATTGTTCCCTGATTTGGACTAATATATAAATCATTTGCGGTCTTAGGAGCGGTGCCTCCTATATTACCTTCAATATAAACATTGTCCGCATTTAAATTTGCGGTACCGGTGACTATGTCGTATACATCTCCTCCAGCTGCTGCTAGTGTTCCAAATCCTAGAAGAGTAGCAATGTTTTTGGTACCGATCTTCTCATCTATCAATTTGATTAGCTCATTAGACATTTGCAACGTTGTCGATTGAATATTGGTAGTTAACTGTTGTATATCTTCTATATGTTTTACTTGATCGCCAACCGCTTTGTTAATTGCTTCAGTATATGCTAAATTAGCTTTGTTACGTTGTTCTGCTTGTATGGTTAATACGCTTTCTGCGTCGGCTTGTTCCTCGGCTGTTGTTGATCTGGACAATTTATCTGCTGCATCAACTGCACTATTATATTCGTCTGTAGTTTTACCAGACATCTCAGCATTCATTTGAAGATTTGAGTATATGTCAAGCAGTTTGTCTTCTTCGATGCCCAATTGCTTTGCTAATGCCTGGCGCTGAAATATGTTATCAATTACGCCTTTGCCTTGGTCTTCTATAATTTCTGTTAACGCATCAGACATAGCGTTGAGATCTTGACTTACTGCAGCTTGACGAAACTTTTCGGAATTAATCTTTTTACCGCCCAATAGTTGCAATTCTAATTCGCTAGATATAGATGATTCAATATCCAAGAATTTATTTGAAATCCCAACAAGGTCTTTGAATGATACTCCTAGTCTAGATGCCTTAGCAGCTGCTTTTCCTATAACTTCTGCACTTTTCCCGTATGCAATACTGATCTCAGGTCCAGCATCAGCAATTTGCTGTAATATGTCTGCATATACGCCTGTTCGGCCGGTATTTTTTGAAATGCTAGCAGCAACCGATGCCAACTCATCATTAAATTTGCCTATGTCGCCAGAAGCCTTGCCTTGCACAACACTGTATTTTGTTAATGCAATCGATTGTTCTTCGGTTAATCCTAATACATCACGATACCGATTATATTGTTCTAATAAAACTTTGTTGCTACCCTTACCTTCTCCGATAACTTTAGAATAGCCTTTCACTACTTTATCTAGTTCAGTTGAATAAGTTCGTAGCTTAGCTGAATTGATACCTAATTGAACAGCGGTGTTGTCTAGAATCCCCCCTAACTCTGCAGCTGCTCGCACATTTAAATTTAAACTGCGTTGTAAAACTTCATTTCTTTGTGCTAATATCGTAACTTTATCAGTTACTCCTTCAACCATTTCTTGTAGTTTGGAAAAGGCATTTTCTCTGACCATGTCAGCTACGCCAGAACCTAATTTATTAATTTCGTTAAGAATATTATCAAACGATGGTGGCGTTTGTCCTAATCTAGGTCGTTGTTTTAACTGTGCAATATGGTTTGGAAGATTTGAATGCATTACCGACAATCTTTATTAATAAATATCTAACGTTTGTTTTTTATATCCGGACCGCGGACAATTTTATCCGTATTAGTTTTGTTTTGAGTGTTTGTACTTGGATTCATTTTTTTATATAAAACTTCATTCATTTTTTTAATAAAGAATTTTCTTGTTGGAACTGGTAATTCATAAACAGTGTTCCAGTCCCATCTACCTTCGCCCCACCAAACCAAATCCCACATTGTATTCTGAATTGTTATGCGATCTTCGGGACTAAAACCAAAAAAGGTCTGCTCCAAGCGGAAACCCGGCGCGGAAGGTCTCCTTTTTACCTTCCTCAGTTTCATATTCAAATTCATATGAAAGATCTAAACCAGGTGTGTTATCTACTATATAGATTTGAAACTGTCTAGAATCTTGAGCTAAGAAATTATAACGAATATATTCTGATATAGCATTTGGCGATCGATCGTTGTTAACTTGCATGATTACAGAATTTAAAAAATCAGATGTTTTTTCAGTTTTATCGCCAGCTGTTGGGAACTTAAATTTTATACAATCGCCAGATGATGTTGTATAATCAAATTCTCCGTTTTCGTCACTATCAATATTTAATGGCTTAATGTTTAATTGAGATAAGTCGACATCTTGTTCGATATGTTTGCCATTTGGTGCCTTCACTCGTACGGGATATTCTTTACCATAACTCAAAATACGGGCTGATATAACTAAACCGTTTTTATCGATAACTGAAATATCATTCATATCTACGTCGGTTACAATCAATGACTCTAACAACATATCCAAAGCAATACCTTTATCTATATACGATTTTGTTGTTAATATGTCTTCATCATAAGCAGTCATGTATCTCATTTCGATAGTTCCACTTCGAAGTGGATGTCCTTCTGGATACACCTTACCTTGTGAAATTAAATCGATTACTTCTGTTGGTATTCGTTTTACTTGCTTTTGTTCGTATTTCTGTTTTGCTACGTTAATCAGTTCCTGATCAGATAACTTGGTTGTCATTTTTGTCATGATATTTCCTTTATATAACCTTTATTATAAATATATTGTACAGTAAAAAGTGGGGCGATAAACCCCACTTCATGTTAATATAAATATGTTTGTTATCCTGCTTGATTTACATCTGCACTAAAATCTAATACTGCGAAATCATATGCCAATGTTAAACTAATTTCTACTGCTCCTTCTGTGCCCCAATCCATATCACCGAAACTAGCATCTTTTATATACGCTCTTTTTAATTGCCAATATTCAACTTTTTCACCAGTACCGGATAAACTATAAAAATCAATGTCTTTTTTATAATCGGTTGAATATCCATTACGGCCTGTTAATGATTCGTGGTGTAGTCGTACCCATGTCATTGTTGCTTCAGCGCCGGATGGAACAATTGGATCATACAATGTTATAGTTATATCATTCCAAGTAGACTTTCCTTTAAGTTTTCTGTCAACGTTTATATGATTTAAAACAACTGATCCGTTAGTCATGGAAGGCCGATTTGCTGTTTTTATAAGATATGATGGTATATCAGCAATGTACATGATAAATCGATTAGTATATTTCGGTTCCCATCCAAACGCGTTATCATATAAATCATTTAAACTGATTGCAGGTAATGTTGGTGTAAGTGCCATGAGTTATATCCTTATTCTTTTTATATAAATATCCGTTACAGTAAAAAAGGTAGAATCGAAATCCTACCTTTTTCAAATTATTTGAAATTTAATATTCTATACCGGGAAAGATGCTCCAGTTGGTTGAATATTAAAATCAAGAATAATAAACTCTGCCGTACGAGTTGGTTGCAAGAAGATTTGACCGTATAATATGTTCTGATCAATTAAGTCAGGTGTATTATTTGTCGAATCCATCACAACACGGAATGCATATAATCCTTGTCGTTGTTTTACTTGATCCAGATAAGGATTAACAATGTTTAAGAATTTATTTCTTGTCTCATCAGTGTTTTGTTCGAATACCAAATAACGAGTCGATGAAGCAATAAACTTCTTAACCGTAATTAGCAATCGTCTAACATTCACACGATCCAATGCACTTGGTCTTGCTTGAAGTGTTTTCTGACCCCAAACTGCAATACCTAAATTAGGGAAGTTCGCAATAGGGTTGATTCTAGCTTCGTACAAGTCTCCTTTTTGTTTTGGAGATAAAGTTATATATGTATCCGTAACCGACGTTAGACCTCCTCTATTCAAGCCTGCCGGGGCATACCATGGTGCTGCAACACTGTCATTGAAAGCAATCACACCTGGCATCACAACTGATGGTGGAACCCATGTTGGTTTTCCGTTTCTAGGATCATTTATCTTAACCCAAGGGAAATATGTTGCAGTGTAACTTGTGTCTAAACCATTAACCGTTGTGATAGCAGTTGCAACTGAATCAGTGATCGCATTTGAATCCATGATATAGAATGTGTCTTGACGATCTTCAGCCAATTGACGAGCTGCTGCGGTTACTGCAGGATGTATTGAATGAATAATACCTGGAGTTAACAACATGTTCATATCATAGAAGTCGGTATTACTCAACAAAGTAAATGCTTTTTTATAAGCAACCGTACCAGTAGTTGTTGAATTAGTGCAATCGAATCCAAATGTGTTAGATTCTTTTATATTAGTTCCAGAAAATTTAGGTAAATTAGGACGAGCTCCATCAAAACCACCTTGAGCCGGAACGATGAATTTACGAGTAGCTAAAGCAACATTTGTAGTCATTGTGCCTGCATCTAATGCTGCTGTCAAAGAACCACTATATGCAGAGGTTGTGTTAGGGAATCCTGCTGCAGCATCTTGTGATACATCTCCTAAGTAGAAATCAGCGTTGCTAGCCGTTGTGGAACCTGATGTTGGAATTGGTGCCAAATAGCTCATGTTTGCTGCATCAGTAAAATCAAATCCATGGAAGTAATTGCTATTGAATGAACCGCCTACTGTTTGTGATGTTACATATGTAGCTGCTTCAATGTTAGCTGATCCAGATGGATTAGGAATTGGTGATGTTAATGCACGGAATCCAAATGGTACCAATGTAGGATCAACGATCTTGTTTGCAACTGAATCAGTTACTTGTACTCTGATGTAATTCGAATTGTTTGCATAATCTCCGTTAAGCACAATGTTTCCATTAGCATCAAGTGATTGATAACGGTCACCAATTACTCGACCAATATATCTTGGTGAATCCGGATCTAAGTTAACGTTTTGGAATGTTTCTACAATTTCCGGTGCTGTGTCTGTGTCATCTGAATTATACACAGATTTGATGTTTGGTGGAACTAGATTTGTGTTTACTCGTCTAACTTCCACAGTAAATGTACCATATCCATTTGGATCTGCAACTTCAGACGCCAATTTAATATCACGAATACCAACTTTTGTTTCATAGTTAACTGCGGTACCATGTGATAGTGTGTGGAAACGGAACAAATTAACTGCTGATGAACCTATCTTCTGTGAAGTAATATATGGTGTTGCTGCAGTCTGATAATCTTGTAAAAATGCATAATTAGGAAGAACTGCCAATTTAACCGTTACATCACCAAGATTATTAAATAGTGATGTTGCTCCTGTGTTTTCATACTGAACATATACTGGATAATCTGTTGATTTAGCAGAACGTCCAAATAGCTTAGTTACATAGTCATTATCACCGGAACTAATTGATGCAGATACTGCTGCGCCTTCTGTGGTATACAAATTAAATGCTCCGCTGAATCCTGGAACATCTGTGTTAGTGTTTGCATCATATGATCCGGAAATTTTAATTGCAAATGATCCTGATACATCGTCTTCGATAACTGAATCTGCAAATAAGTCTGATGCATCATTTACTGCTTCTACCGGATGAAGAACGTGTGTTACTACTTCTACTGATGCTGATGTTGCAATGATTGCCAACGAACCATTATCTAAATCATATCCATCTTCATACAACAAACGTGTAACAGTTATGTTTGGTGCATTGTTTAAATACTCTTGAACTACATACGGTACATATGATTCATCTGTGAATGATCCGAAGATTTGTTCGAATTCTGCATATGATGAAACCGTAGTAGGAACAAGCGCTGGTCCTTTAACTGTAGGACCGACAATCGCTGCTCCGATTGCCTGAATTGCTTGAGGTAAAAACGACTGGTCTTTTTCACGTGTATAAACACCAGGCGTTACTATTCTTTCTGCCATTAAATTACTCCTATACTTTTTTATTAATAAATATAAACTTTTTTGTCAAACAAATATTTATTACTCAGTTGGAGTAAATGTACCAGCTTCAATATCAATTTCACCTATGCCGTATTTGTCTTGTAGAGCCTGAATCAATTCACGTTCTTGTGTTTGAATTGTGTCAAATCTAGCAAAAGCAGCAGTTAATTCTGCAGATACCCGTTCTAGTTGAGATTCTAAAACATGTTTGTCAATTGAATGAGCAGAAATAGTTTGTGTTATTTCTGCGTATCTTGATTGAAACTCTTGTATTTTATCTAGATCTGCTTTATCTAATTTTTTTGTCATTAGTAACCTTTTAATTTTAAAATAAGTAATTTTAGATAAAGATCCAAATTAAAACATTAAAAAGAATCGGCCATCATATGCAGAAGGAATAGTGATATCTGCATCAACATATGAATCAGCATCGCCTGTATTTACTTCAACAGATACGTTACCATGTCCACCTGCTCTTCTGGCTTCAAATTCTAATCTAAGTCTGTCACCTGTGTTCCATGTTGTTGATAAAGTTAGAGTAGCTGTCTTAATTCCTGTAGTATTATAAGTAGATGAATAAGAAGATGCAGCTTGGATTGTATTAGTGTTGTCTATACGAGCTATCCTAAATCGAAATTCTGCTGTACCTGATATGGAATTTGCATCAATAGAAATATCAAAGCTAGTGCCAGATACTGTGGTACCTACTGTCTGTTGCCAGGCCTGAGTTAAAGTGAATGCGGTCTGGTTAGTGGTATTGTTTACAGACCCAGCTGTGCCGATTGTATCTGATAAGTCGTATATGATACCACCAGTACCATCGTTTGTTTGCGTGCCATTCAAATAATATCTTACTATACTCATAACAATCCTATTTGTTGAGCTTCTTCATCTGAGATCATTATTCCGGTTAGAATAGTAGCATCGTCAGGGGCAGCAATTTCGCCGTTGAACACGTGTTCTGTTTCCCATGTGTATTTACAGCTTTGAATTCCTTCATACGTTACTTCTTGGTAACCTCCATCTAATCTAGCTTGCTCTTCTTGTTCTGCTAAACTTCCAGTATTATTAAATGCACCATAGCTTGAGCCAGATAACCAATAATTATCATACCCATTTAGTGTGTGTGAATATGAACCTGATGTTACGGTTAAGCTGATAACATTGTCAGTTGGTAGGGTATCAAAGCTTTGTTGCGATGAACTAATGTAAGTTAAAGGCAGACTGCCTTGGTAATATGCTACTTTCCATTCCATATTATACTTGTTCTGTTACTGCTACAACGTCCCACGATGAATCTGTTGAGTTATATATACAACCTAAATACAATGTTTTACCTGCTGTAGTTGTAGTAGGTAAAGCAGCACCAAAAGCTCGGTATATGGCATTATAAGCTAATGACTGTGCTCCTCCGTTATCTTCTACTCTTATAGTTAATTTTTGTCCTTGTACTGGGGTTCCGGTTGGGGCACCAAATGTGGCTCCCGTAGCAAGTGCTGTTATAATATATAAATCTGTTGTATCTGCATTTGGTGTAGGAGTTGCAGATGAAGCTATTGTGGTTACACGTGGTTGGATTACTCCGTCTATGTTTGAAGCTTGAACATACGAAGCAGTAGCTGCAGTAGTGGATGAAGTTGATGTAGCGGCATTCCCGGTTATATCAATTCCCCATGTACCAGTTGCATCGGTTCCATCTGTAGCAGGGGCGCCTAATGTATTATAAGATATTGTTCTAGCTGCAGCTCCATCAAATGTTGTTCCCGATGCGTCTCCGGTACCGCCATTATTAAATGTTACTGCGTTTGATACTTGAGTGGCAGTAGTTGCGTTAGTTGCATTTGAAACTGCGCCATCTACTCCTGATCCTAGAATATAAGAAGCTGTTTCTGCAGATGTAACTGAGCCGAGTAGAGTTTGTGCTGTTAAAGCATATGAAGAAGTTGTTGCAAATGAGGAGGTACCATCAAATGTTGCTGAGCCCAAGGTACCAAAGTTTAATACGGTTGCGCCGGTTGTATCTTGTAAAAATCTTTTAGTAGTGCTATAATTTATAGCAGCAATATTGTTATTATCTGTAAGTATACGGGCATCATAATTTATACTTTGGCTTGCATTTGTATCATATAGTAAACTAGCCTCCCAATCGATTGAAGTGGGTTGGCCGGTTGTTCGGATAAGTGCAGATGAATCTGAGTCTAACGTTATGTTTCCAAATCTATCATATAAGAAGGTTCGTCCTTGAATATAGTTAGCTATATTACTTCCAGATACAGTTAAACTACCAGTAATTATTACATCTTGTGTTAACGGATTAATATATGATGCTGTAATTGAATTTTCTGCCCAAGATGAAGTTCCAGCTAAACTAGAAGTTATTCCTCCAAAAGTTACTTGATCTGTAGTACCTAGATTTTGGTTTATCGTATAAGCAGTAATGTTATTTGCATTACCTAAAATATTTCCATCTACATTAGCACCATTTACGTATGAAGCTGTTTCAGCATTTAATACACTCATTGAAGATGTCTGCGAAACTAGTACATATGATCCTGTGGCAGAATTTAATGATGAAACTAAATTGTCAGCATATGTTTTATTAGTTGCATCAGTTCCGGCAGTTGGAGTAGCTACACTAGTTATTCTTTTGCTCGAAACATCAACTGTACCCGATCCTGATGGTTCTAAGATTATAGTACCATTTGTATCTAACGCAGATATCGTGTTAACATCCATCTTCAAGTTATCAACTTCTAAATATCCATTGGCAATTTCCACGTTAGCTATTGGCGCAAAAGTCCCTGCAGAATTTTGTGTTCGTCCACCATAAGTATCAATTGGAGCTCCATCATTAGCATATGTTGCTACACGAAACCACTGACTCATATGACTTACTAGATAAGAACCTTCAGGTTGATAATGTAGCATCATTCCGTGCCATACTGCTGGATCTGGAATACTACCTGATTGTGCTGCGGTATATAAATTACTGTATAATAATTTACCATTTATTCCGGTAACTACTGAATCGGTATCTGCTGGGTCTGGATTTGATACTTCTAGTGCATATGCCGGACTACTATCATTGATTCCTAAACGTTGATTGGTGTAATCAAATACTAAACTACCTGTTCCTAAAAATGTGCTACCGCTATTAATTTGCACATATGTATCTGCCCCACCCGGTGTATTTATTACTCCATCTAATTGAGAGCCATCCCCAACAAATGAACCAGTAAAGAAACTGGCTGTTACATTGGTAACATTGATATTAGTCGGTAATCGATCATTTGTTAGTGTTCCTGTTGTAATATTTCCTGCATCTATATATGAAGCTGTTTGAGCAGTTTCGACATAGCTAGCTGTTGATGCATAACTTGCAGATTCAATACTTCCAAGCAATGTTTCAGCTACAAGTGCATATGAAGCCGTTAATGCGTTATCTGCATATGATGCTGACTCTATGCTTCCAAGCAAGAATGAAGCAGTAAATGCAAATGATGCTGTTTCTATACTACCTATCAATGTTTCTGCAGTTAAAGCATACGATGCTGTTACTGATGTATCCGAATATGATGCTGATTCAACTGTTCCTAACAATGTTTGTGCCGTATCAGCATATGAAGCTGTTGTTGAGTATGAAGATGATACAACTCCAACAAGTGCAGATCCAGTACCTACAAAGTTTGTAGCAGATAGAGTGTTTGTCGAAGGATTATAATTTAACTCTCCATCGGTATGTATAGGCATTCCTGCACTACCATTACTTGTTCCAAATATAGGATAATATGTTGCATCTGTCGATTCTGCAGAAGCACTTATTACGGATGCTGTTAGATTAGTTGCGGTATCTACATATCCTTTTGTAGCTGCATCTGTTGATGTAGTTGGGGTAGCTAAATTAGTAATTTTTTTGCTAGAAACGTCTACTGTTCCGGTGCCATTTGGTGTTAATATAATATTACCATCTGTGTCTTGGGCTGAAATTGTATTACTTAACAATCTCAAATTGCTTACTTGCAAGTAATTACCCGCTCCTGCTATCGTGAATGTACCGGCGTTCATTGTAGCATCAGCAATAATATCTAAATTATCAGAGTTGGTTCGATCGTAGCTAGCTAATTTGTTCCAACCGCCTGCTCCAACGTGTGCATAATATGCTAATCCGGTACCATGAACGTGAGCAAACATTCCGTGGTGTGTTGCAACTGCAGGTAAATCTACTTCGTTGTTAAACACGTTTCGGAAATACACAATTCCATCTACGTCTAGATCATTACCATCAAATGTTAACTTGTTGCTTCCGGCAAGAATACCACTGTTGTTGTATATTATTTGCTCGTCATTACCAGGTGCTATTAAGAATGATGCAGTTTCAGCTGAAACTGCTTGAAGCACATAACTTGCCGTTTGGGCGGTTTCAGCATATGATGCTGTGCCTAATAGCGAACCAGTAATTCCGCCGGTTACACTTAAACTACCAGTTATTTCTGAATTTCCAGTTGATAGGAATCCATTCTTTATTTTAAATTCATTTGCCATATCTGTTCACTATCCGAGATTGGTTTAATATAAATATGTTATTCTTTGAATTGAGTTATTCAATCCATTATGTTTATAAGCACTGCCCATAGGTCTGTGTTATCTTTTATCATATCGCAAAGTCTTGTAGTCGTTCGTTTACTCGAAGTAGTAGGTTTTCCTTTTCCTCGTAGTTTAAGTTTGTTACTTGTATCTCTTCTAGTCTTACTCCAAAAGTAGTTGAGTCAGTAGTTAAGGTTACGTCTACCGAAATAGTGTTTAAGGTAGGTTGTAACGCTATGCTATCCTCGTTAGCGTCTACTGTTGGGTTAACTATATCAATGTTGAATTGTTCGAATTTGTAAGTTGCCATTTTTATATTTTATTTATGTTAATGTTGTTCCTGTTACTGTGAATGTTCTACAAGCTATGCCTCTTGCATTATTTGCTTTAGGGTCAAGAAAGAACTGCATACCGTTCCGCTTCATAACATATGTCGCATCTCTACTTGTTGAAGTGTGAAAATAACCCGTATCTGAATTATTGAAAGGTGCATAATTAAGAGCGTTGTTGCCAATATTGTAATTAAGCACATTAACACATTCATTGATATTCCAAAGCCTCCATCCTGTTGTGAATGTTCCTATCGATAAGGCTAAAGCAGCATCTATTTGAGCGTTCCAATTAGTAGAAGATAAACTTAGTCTATAATACCCTAAAACCGTTCCTGCTATGTTATCATACGTTGACCAATCTATAACTATATCGTTTGCGTATGTACTACCACCTAGCTCATCCGTAAAACGGTTAGTATTTCCAAATGGATTGTTAACTGCAAGTGTTGTAAAGTTTGTTGCTCTACCCGTTTCTAAGTCTCCGTCATCACCTGTACGGTAAGAAGTAGTTTGCCCTGTTTTCAATAATGTTGCACCAATGGGAGATGATGCTACTTGAATCTGATGTGATTTTATAACAATTCCCATAACTATATTGACCTTATAATTGTTTTAATTTGCCATCCATCTGTTGAAGCACTACCGGATAAGCATGCACTATCTCCATTAATGATTACTTGTAAATTAGCTGCACTCGTATTTCCTATATCAGTTGTTGTTGTTTCTGTAAAATTACAATTAGCCGAAGTGTCCCAAATTGACATTATATTGCCTGCTCGGGCATTTGATCCGCTACGTAGTGTGTATTCAAACCATGCTCCATCATATGATGAAGTTGATATGCTGTATATAGTAGCTGGTGTTGTTCCAAAAGATGAGGTTGCTGTTGTGTATAATGAAGTAGCTGAGGGATTACCTAAATTAATTTCGTAGCTTGCGCTTATATTTAAAATGGCATCACCGTTAGCATCAGTTATTGAAAGTAAGTCTCCAGATAGATCATCTGTTATGGTAAATAATTCTCCGGTGCTTCCTGATATTATAAAAATAGAATTAGCTGATCCAGATCCTATAACGGTTAAAGTTGGTGTTGTAGTGTTTGTTAATATAGTACCACCTATGACTTCTAAACTTCCTGATATAATAGCACTTCCGGTATATGGGAAAGTTGTATCAGGTGCATATGACGCACTTAATGCATATGATGCTGTTACGGCGTATGATGCAGTTCCTATTATGTTTGAAACTGTTAATGTATTTGAAAATGGGTTATACAAAATACCGGGATCAGCTAGTAAAGATCCATCTGAATTGATAGCATCTGTGAATGTTACATATCTATTTGTATTTACAGATCCTTGTGTAATATCAATAGTATTAGTTGCGTCAGATCTTAATACATAAGATGATGATACTGCATTTGAAACTGTTCCATCTATATTTGATGCTGCTACATAACTTGCCGTAGCTACACTCATTGAGCTTGTTTGCGAATTCAATACAAATGATGCAGTGGCACTACTTGTAACAAATCCTAGTTCTGATATCTGTATAGATGATGAAACTGTTCCGTCTGGGATGATAGTATTACTACCTGTGTCTACTAGTATTGGGAAGGTTGTTCCATCTCCTTTAGTAAATGTTATTGTATTTAATGATACAGAAGCGGTTGTTAGCAAAGATCCAGTATCGGTGCTTCCACCTCCTCCATTTAATGCAAACGACGCAGTTAAAGCATATGAAGATGATACTACTTGTTGTATGGAACTTGTTGCTAATGCAGTAGCAACTTGATTGTTGTTTCCAACCCATACATATCCTTCAGTAAGATTTGGTATATCATTTGTTCTACCCGAACCATAAACAATACCAGAACCATTAGTTGGATCTACTTTACCAATTATTCCTAAGTTTTGTATTAATGCAGATCCAGTAGGTTTAGTTTGAGTATATCCTCCGCCTACTGCAACATATACTACATCCCCAGAAGTAAATCCGGCAGTATTAACTCCTTGTATGAATCCACTCAGTAAAGCTTCTCCTTCTGCTTCTGGGGCTAAGGTTTCATTGAGAATAGCTGCAGCTGGCATCAGCGCAGGATCTCCTGCATCGGCAGCTACTATACCTATTATGTTTCCTGATGTTCCGGAGCTAGTGTTGTGTACTGGATAACCTTTTTGTAAAGTTATAGTGTCAACATTTTTTACTCGAATTGTTATAGACTCAGGATATCCAAAAAATAAATTTCCTGCTCCATCAGTTTTTATAGTTTGCCGATCTATACCATCTACATTAGGATATGTTATGCCTGCGATACTAGCAGAGGTTACTGATACTAAACCAGTTGTTTTATCAAAAGTAAATTCAGAGCTACCGCTATTATTTAATCCATCATTGAATTGTACTGCAGTTGTTGGGCCAGCTGGGGCTACTGTTGCCGTTATACCCTGTAAACCGCTACCGTCCCCTGAATATGAACCTTGGAATGATCCGGAGAAAGATCCAGATATAGAATATGATCCAGTTGGTAATTGATTTAAATCAAATCTTCTCATTATGCCCATCTTCCGTTAACAATCACAACCATTCCTGCATTTAAATTGAATCCTAATATTCCTGTATCGAATGTAATAGTATTTGGAGTCGTCGTAGGCGTCCATGTATATGCTTGTTTATCTATATATTGCCCGTTAATATAAACATCAAATTCATTTTTAGTTGCAGTATCACTTGTAGTTGGATTGGTTGCTGCAGATGCATTCACTGTAACCGTAGTAGAATTGGTTACTGTAGCTTGTTGATCTGTTAAATTCGTTAGGTATGACATTGTTTCTGTGTCAATTGTTGTCGTTCCGCCTCCCGTACCTGTGGATACTTGAACAGTACCTCCAGAAAATATTTGTTGAGATACTGCTAATAATTTTATAGGAACTTGGGTGGATTCGAATAATCCAGATCCGACATCAATAACCGTATCAAATCTAACTTTTTTAACCGAATACATTTTTTGTATGGTTGACTGTCTAGCTTCTTGTCCAGACAACAATGTACCATGCACATTGATAGGAAGAGTTGCTCTAACTAAACGATCTTCTCCAACTGTATTAACTGTTTCGAAGCTGACTTGATCCATGTATGTGGAAAAACTGTTTGCTTGATTTCCCCATGCAAATCGATTATACGGAAGTATTTGATCAACCAAGTCATTGATTTGTGTGGTAAAATCACACCACATCAATAAATCATATGAAATCGTCACGTATTTTGGTATATCAATTAAAAATATTTCTTGTGATGGCTGTGGTTCATTTTTAGGAATTGGAAACAATGAATCGATATAACGATTTCTGGAATTGTATTGATTCTTATATATTATCTTGCTTCCTGCCTGAGTTCTGTTAACATCCAGATTTTTTAAATCATCGCGCTCTGCTACACTGTTTCTTTTAATCATGATTAGCGGAGATTGCAACATGCCCTTTTCATCTCGTATGTATCCTAATCTCTGAACGTTGTCCCATTTTTCTCCGTTAGCAAAAATCACTGGGACATTTACTAGTTCTTTGCGATGTTTGATTTGTGGTTGTATTTCATTGTCAATATACCATTTAATTGCATAATCAATATCGTATATAGTTCTTTTAGGAGTTCTAATAACATCATCATCTCGCCGAGTCTGTTCTGCTCGATTCAATATGCGATCATCAGTGATACCTTCCGTTCGTTTCGGATTAGGTTTATTTGTTTTGCGATCGATATTTTGTTTGTTATATCTTGCCATTAAAATCCTTTATATGCATCTTTGCGTCCATCGCTACCATATCTCAAATCCTGAATACCTAATGGTACTTGACGAGTTGCATGTGCATCAACCACAATAGAAACACTGTATCCGTGATTGCTACCATTTGGCCATGTTTCCGGATTCTTTCCTACAAAGTATTGATTTGCATCCACATTGTCTAGTTCATAGTACTCATTGTCCCAGAAAATGATATCTCCCACTTCCGGATAAATATCGGCTTTAACTAGAATATCTCTTGAAATAGCAAATTGTGCAGTTCTGGTATAGGTATGACCGTAATCATCTTGTGATGCATTTTTATTTTCTTTGGTAATTAAGCAAGGAATTAAAATTGAATCATAATAAGATTTATTTTCCGATTCGCCGTATAAATTGGAATCGCTTTGTTCTATGTGCATTTTGAAAAGCTCTATTTCAGTGTCGACAACAGAATTTAAGAGCTCCGAGTTTATCGAAGCTAAAAACTTTGCATCACGCATTCCACCAAATAAAGCCATTTCATTATCCTATATAAATTTTCAACGGAATCTTGCTTAAAATTTCGTTCATTGCATCATTTTCTGCTTGTTGTCTTGCTAACATTTTCTCTTTGGTCATTTCTCCTAAAAATGTTTTTAATTCTTCAACTAAAGCAGTTTTTTCAGATTGGGCAGCACTTAATAAGTCTGATGCGTTAAGTGTTACTTCTGAATTTGGTATTGGTATTGTGGAATATTTACCACGGACATAGCCTAACATTTCTTTTGCTACTGCGGATCCGTATTTAAATATCCAAGAACGCCCCATATCATTAATTGTACTGTATGTTTGATAAGTATATGGTATATTAGATGCGTCACTTACCGCACCTGTTATAAGTGCGCTATTACCAAATAAAAGGGCATCCTTTGCCTTTTCTTCTTCATATATAAATTCGAACCAAACCTTGTCATAGTATGGAACTGCCTGTGTTCCTTGTGTTCCTGGAGTTGGATACAATTTTATATTATCTCCATGTATCTCAAAAGAAAAATGAGATTTTCTAACTCGGTCATTGAATTCAATTGCTTGTATTCTGAGCAAGTCTGCGTGAATCGGCATCATCATGAAATTCACACTAGGAGAAAATCCTCCAAAATCAAATGCATCTAGTAATTGCTGTGAACCTAAACCCGTTCCTACATATGGATCAAAGTATCGAACAATAGCAGGAGGTGTGTTATGAAGCACTTTGCGTATTTCAATTGAGCTTGTGTTTGATAAAGTTATTCCTAATGAGTTTTCTACAGCTTCTCTGATTGAATATGTTTGCTTGCCTGCCACAATGTCTATCGATGCAGTATGCCATTCTACATTTCCTCCAGAGTCAGCTTCAGTACCATATGCTTTTGATAGTTTGGTAATATAACTCAATGAAGTACCTACCAATTGGCCGGTAAGACTTCCTCCATTTAAATACTGAGAACCAGTTGGTACTCCCAACGTGTTCATCAAGTTGTTTGTGATATTAATTTGATTGATGTGATTTGAATATTCTATCACAGCAGATTCAAATGCAGTATAAAAATTAATATCCTGCAGTTCCACATCCATTATAGGATAACCTAAATGTTGTGCGGCATAATTAGCAAAACTGTCTGCTTGAGTTTGGAATAACGGATCTGTGTCAAAAAAACCAAACGGAGTATCGCCTGGGCTAAACGACGATGACCCTGGCCAGATCGGTTTATTTTCTGAATAATCCATTTGAATCCTTTTTTAATATAAATATCAATAAGATTCAGTTAGTAGTCTTAAAATCTCATCTAATGATTCATGACGATGATTATCTTTAAGAATTAATTCATTAACGTATTTAGAATCTTTAATTTTCGGCACATCGTGAACGGCTGAATCATTTTTATATTTCAAATCAATTTGATGTTTATCCCCACACAATATCATGGTGCTACCTTTTCCTAATCTGGATAATACCATGTGAAGCTGTTGTTTGGTTAGATTTTGAAATTCATCCACAATGCAAATAGCATCATCAAATGTTCTTCCGCGGAAATGAGACAAAGAAACCAATTCAATGTTTTCTTCCTTTTCCATTTTTTCTAGTATTTCTGGTTTATTATAAACCTTTCTCATATTACTGCGAATTGGTACCAACCATTCTTCCATTTTTTCTGCTAATGAACCTGGTAAGAATCCGTTATCTTCTGTCGAAACAGTGGGACGTGTTATCACTATCTTGTTGATCTGTCTTTTAAAATACTGATCTAATGCACATTGCACTGCTAGCAATGTTTTACCAGATCCAGCCTTCCCTAATATAAAATTAAAAGGAGCTTCTAGTATTTTACCTTTTGCCTCACGCTGTTCATCTGAAAGTGTTATTGAGAAACGGATAGGGTTCTTGGGCGGTGTTTTTTGCTTGTTTGTTGCGGCCATAATTATGTTAATTTTGTGAGAGTTGTTTCTAAAAACTGCATATCTTTAAGAGTTTCAATTTTACCTAAGCACAATTTGCGCACAGCAAAAAAAGATTGTCTTGCTGGATATGGAGTCATTATTTTCAATGTAACTAGTTCTTTATCATCGCCTAGATCTTTTTCTATATGAACCATTAAAACCATTCGTATAGCTCGTATGCGATCTAAAACATCCACAAGGCGACCTTGGTATCGGATACGCACTTGCATGGAATATTTGTTTCTTGGTGTTGCCATATGGGTCTTTTTTAATATAAATATCTAAACAGTAAGAAAGGGAGATCGAAGCCTCCCTTCAAATATTTTTTAAATTTTTAAAATCCTAGTTATT